GATTTTTGTTTATCTATTGTTGCTCCTTTAACGTATGGAATGTATTTGACTTTTCCAGCAAATACAGTTTTAATCATTTGGTATTGGCATTCAATAGGAATGTCATCGTAGTAATTGATCTGATTAGCGGCAAGAATTGTGTGAGGATTACCTGCCAACCATTGACAAAAAATGTACGAAGGAATCTTTTGAATTTCTTCTGGTTTTGGATTTTTCTTAGGGTCCAACACACCGGTCATTGTTTTAAACATAAGAACATGTCCTTTCGTTGTAATTTATCAATTATACCACACTTAAGCTAAACATTCATTCAGCCATGTACAATTTTAAAACTTGTGAGACTGCGCTTCTCTTTTTTGTCAATAATTGGAGTGAAGCCACAACGTCTCCTGGTACGTGATCTGAGCCTGCAGTAAAAGTGATAAGATCTTTAATGTCATTTTCAAGTGATTCTAACAAATCTGATAAACTATCAATAACAATATCTGTAATTTCTTCATCGTTAATTTTCATTTTTTTACCAATCATCTAAATTCGCTGTTTCTTTTTCAAGATCGTAGTTCAAAGGTTCAACCATTAATTTCAACGCCGATAAGAAACCTTTTTCAAAGTTTGTATCAAAATCAATACAATCAATTTCGTTAACGAAAGCATCATTTGTATAAGCAATAATGTTGCTATTAAATACATTGGGTTGTTGTAAAAATAGACGCTTACACTTATCGCCAGCTTGAATAGGTGAATACTTTTCTGCTAGTCCATGAGTTTGAACATAATCATTATGTACTAAAGCAGCACGAGAACCAATTGGCACACCTTTATCTTTTTGAAGATCATAGTTAAGATTGGATACACCACCGATCAATGCGATATTGTTTGGATTGGTAGTAATGAATTCTTGCTTAATTTCGTTAACCCAGTCGCGTAAATCATTTTCATCTTTATCAAGAATATGAGGAATAGCTTCTTTAAGCTTTTTCTTAGCCCATGTAGGAGTACTTGATTTAGCGATTTCAAGGCCCATAACTTTAATGTAAGGGTCTGACTCGGGGAAACGTGTACCTTCTGAATCTCTAACACGTGCATAGTACTTTTTCTTAGCTGTAAAGACTGCTGCATCAGCAATGATTTCACGTTCTGCGCCGATAGCACCTACGTTATATGCATTTAGTTCAGTAGCAAAATCGTCAATTGTTTTCTGAATAACGGGTTGGATTACTTTTTGTTCAAATGAATCAGCCCATGTAACATAGTGATCAATGCTTTGCCCAGGGTTATTTTCAATGTATTTTTCTACGAAAGGTTCAACATGATAATAAACTGAGTCAGTATCGCCATAAACAATATACGGTTTTTCCTGCGGTAGAAGACCCTGAAGTGTATTCTCAATGTAGTTAGCTAGCTTTTGAATAAAGTATCTACCATTACCGGTGATAGCAGCTGCCATTTGTTCATTGAATAGTGGAAAGTACTTATTCGCAAGAGCACCATAAAGTGAGTTAATAAGTACCTTTTCAACGAGCTGTCTCGTATTGAAGAGTCCTTCTTTGTATTCTGCTTCTTGTGCAAGTTGTTTTAGTTCGTCGACTGACATTGCGTTTAGTTCATCGTCTGTATAATCTAATGGGTCTTTCATAGTCGTCCTTCTAAATTCATATTAGATATTATACCTAGTACTTGCTTAATTTGCTTTGTTTCTTTCTGCTGACGCAAAACTTTACAGCAATCTTTACAATGTGCACAACACTGCAACTTTTCATGTTTGAACTTGTGATAAAACTTTTTTAATTCTTTCGTTTTACCACAAGTTTTGCAAGTCTTAGACGTTATTTCATTTACGCCACTTGCCATGGGATGTCCTGTTTAAAGTGAATTGATTCTGCACCGTCATCTTCGCGGATGAAAAATTCAGTTCCTTCTGGTACCCATACGATCTCAATATCAAAAATTCCATCAGAAACATGCCCGTGGCGATCAGCCAATAGAACTGCTTCTTCGTGACGACCTTCTAAAAAGAGTTGATTAAACTGCGCATCAAATGGAGAGACGCTGTTCCATGTACTCCATCCTGCGCCAAAGCCATAACTAACTGCTACTGCTACTTTGCCATTTTCTACAATTTTCATGATTTTTCCTTAATTAACTCATTGATTTTGATTTTTTGCTGTTGATATTTGAACATCGTTTTCTTAGCTTGTTTCCTTGAATCATAGATGTCTTGCACCATTTCAGGAACCATGCCAATCTTATCTTTCTTAAATACCGCACCATTGATACCTAGTGCAAGATTATGTTTGTTCAACAATTCGGTAGTTGCATTCCAAATTGATTCATCCATATTTAATCGTTTTTCTTCATCTTGGTCATTAAACTTAGCGAGTACAATATCTCTAAGTTCTGGAGGAAGGTTATATTTTTCAACATAAGTTTCAGGACTCATATTGAAACCAACCATTCCAAGAAGAGGATACATTGAGTTAACGTCGGCAGATATTACCCATTTGTGTTTACCTTTATTCGGATCACGTACATAACCGCCAACAACGTGGGGTGAATCGTTTTCCGTACGTGGAGGCATTACCTGCATATTCATCATTGATTTATTAAGGATATACTGTGACCACGGCTTTACCGTTCCTGTACTGTCACCAATTTGTACACCCATTTTTTCAGCAATCATAAGCATAAGAGCTGTAAAGTTCTGTTTGTCGTCGATCTTTTTAATAAGCAATGGATCTTTATAGCCGTAGTAACAGAATTCAGAGTGTGCTAATTCTTTTACTTCTTCTATATTGCCAGCGATCGCTTCTTTATAGATTGCTGAGTTCAACTGTTTTTCGTTTGGATTTTCTGGAATGTTGTATTTACCGGTGTAAAAGTCGTCAAACCCTGAATACTCGGAGTGATCAACTTTGTTTTCACCTAGTTCAATTTCAGCAATAGAGTCCAACGAATATGATGGACGAGGACTGAATACAAACTTTTTGTAAACATTCATCAAATCAATATAGAAGTGGCCATTAGCGTTAAATTTAAATTCAAGACGGCCTTGGAATTCGCTTTCTGAATACGATACACCACCATAGTTACTAAGTTTATTAGTATCCATGCCAAGATTTTTGAGACGATTGTAAATGTAAGGATAATCGAATCCTAAGCCGTTCCAAGCGTAGATGATTAACGGGTTCATTGCTTGGAATAGTTTTAGGTATGTTTCGATTAGATGGATTTCATCATCACATTTGATGTATTTTACTGGGTATTCAAAATCGTATGAATTCTGATGTTTCCATTCACGTACGCCAAGCATAATAACCGCGTCAGTTTCAGAATCAAAGATCTGGATCAAAGATATAGGTTCTGCTGCTTTCTCGGGAACAGGAAAACCAGTGCTACACGTACCAACACGCGTTTCAATATCTAGATACCAAACACGTGGCTTAAGATTGTAAGCATCTTTGTTCCAGTAATTATCACGAATGTTACGGTACATTGGATCAAGAAAACCGTAATGATCACGGCCTTGCTTAGCATTACCTTGCTTTTTGTCAAGCTTAATTGAGTCATCAAGAATATATGAATAAAGTCCGGTGCTTGATGGTTCGTACCACTCGTATGGGAGATTAATTACACGATGCATTGAACGGTTTAGATCAGTATCGTAGTATCTTTCGTAAAACTTAAAACCGTCGCGCCAAGTTGCTTCAAACTTCTTCATGTCAATCCTTCAAAATAATAATAGATCTATTATATAGACTTTTTACTTAAAAGTAAACAAAAACCGGTCTTAAAGACCGATTTTTTTCTTGCGGGTAGCTTTCTGAATTTTAGAGATGCCACTTTCTTTGAGATATTCTGCAGTTGCTGAGTCAATACGTGTGTTCAAACGTTTCTTAATTTCAGATCCAAGTTCTGCTGCTGCAATATTGTCCAGATGAGAGAATATTTGATAGAACGTATCAGGTTCTAAACTGTTATCTTTCCAAATTTCAAGAGCTTCATCTTTAGATAGCTCGCGCAGTTCAAGTATGTCAAACAATCGACCTTTACGCAATAGCGCAGAATCAATGTCGTCATATTTTTGGTTAGTTGTTATAATAAACTTTGTTTTATGTTTTTCTACACCATCGGTAAATGATAGGAATTGGTTCAAGAAATCATTCTTTTTAGCATCATCAATAGACATTACTTCTGAATCGCGTTTAGTCAGCATGTAGTCTAAATCGTCAATAATAACAAAGTCATGATTTGCCTTTTCAATAATCCTCCAAAATTTATCATTCGCCAATACATCTGTGCTTTTGACATATCCAATACTGATATATTGATTTTCTAATGCTGGATTCATTGATAGTTTGTCGTACGGCAATTTATCATCGTTCGTATAAGCGTGCTTTAATGCTAAGGTGCTTAGTTTAGATTTACCTAAACCCGGATCGCCAACAAGAAGTAGAATATTTTCGTCGCCAGTAAAGAATCTGTCGAACATGATTTCAGTATCAATATATGGGTAATATTTTTCCGATATGTACTGAATATCCTTTGAATCCATAACTTTAGCAGTTTCGTCTACTTGTCCTCCATTCATGTAATATGAAGTCATAAACATATCAACCGAATCTTCAATCGGTTTATGTTTCATGTAGATCTTCCAAACTTCATTGAGATCTTCTTCATCTTTACAGAAGACAGACGCGAACATATCTAATGAATTTCCACGAGAATAAATTCGGATTTTGCTTCCAAAATATTTCTTAAAGAAATTGGTTTTTCCTCGTGAATAATCAAAAACTCTAAACTTTCCGTATGCTGCTTCAATATCACCTATGAATTTATTGAATTCTTCATGTTTAAATTGTGCATCAGAAATTGTGCAAGTATAACCTTCGTCTATGTCCTTGTAAACGAGTACCGCTTCATCGACAGAAAGCTCTTCTGGGTTATGTGATACTTGTAATTTTACGTTCATTTGATCCCTTATTTATTTTTTGTAATCGACTGTACGATGATTTTTATTGTTATTCCAAGTAGTACTACAATTGAGATTGGCCAGAGAACACTTTGAAAAAAATCTTCACGGCTAGGTGCTGTGCCATTATATCCAGCAAGAAAGGCGTTAAATAGCCAGACGAAAAGTGCCATATAGCAATACAAGCCTATCATATGAGAATATTCTGAAATTGTCTGTAACATTATCTATCCTTTTAACTTAATTAATTCTGTGAGACAAGCAGCCAAATTCAAGTTTTTATTACGAACTGAATCAGACATATGCTGGTATTTTGCAATAATCAATACGACTTGTGGGTATACCTGTGGTGCAAAATATTTTGCAGCATTAGTATAGAGGTACGTATACATATTATCTGGAGCGTTTAGTTTATTTACCTCTGTAATCATATCAGTAAATGTATTCATATGAACAAGTTGCATCACTTTATCGAATACATTGACATCGTCAAGTTCATGTTCAGATACAGTAAAAACGCCGTCTTTGCTAAACTTTTGTAGTGCTCCAACCATTGAGCGAATACGCGGATAGTACGTATTAATGACTGGCACAAGAGATTTAGGGTCGTACTGTACATTTTCGTTTTCTAAAATCCATTTTAGTCTTTCGAATATAGGCTTGATCATTTCCTCTTTGCTGAATGAGTTGAAATCATATACTTCTAGTCGATCAAGCAAAGGTTGAATAATCTTTTCTTTATAATTGCCAGTAAAAATAAAACGACAATTTACACTGAATTCGTCAATGAATCCACGGAATGCTGCTTGACCATCTTTAGAGAAGTGATCAAACTCGTCCATAACAACAATTTTAATGTTATCATCAAATGATGACTGCGAGGCAAATTTCTGCACTTTGCCACGAAGAACATCGATACCTTTCTCCATAGATGCGTTAATCCATAGAGCTTCACCACCGATTTCCTTGATAATGGCATGTGCTGAGCTAGATTTACCCGTCCCAGGATTAGACGAGAACAAGCCGATGTTAGGTATATCCTGTGTTTGTACATATCTAGTTAACTTTGTTTTGATCTCGTTTGGAATAACAAGATCTTCGATGCAAGCTGGCTTATATTTTTCGTACCAAACTGATTTGCTATTATCGAT